GTTCAGGCGGTGTAGATGGTAAGGGTGGATTTATGGCTGTTATGCATCCGAATGAGACAGTTACAGATCATACCAAAGGTCAAACCCAAGGTCAAGTCATTAACGTGACCTATGCACCACAGGTGAATGCATTAGATCCAAGAACAGCACAAAATGTGATTGCAGAGAATGCACCAACCATCGTGGCAGTAGTAAGACAAGCATTTAATAGAAATGGACAGGCGGTAGCAATATGAGTGGAACATATCCAACAACTCCGGGAGCAACTTCGATCAAAATTACCGGTATATCTCCAACTTTAGTAAGTGTTACACATTCACTAAAGAGACAAGCAAGACGTAGAGGCGGACAAAGATGGGCAATTGAAGCAAACTATCCGCCTATGACAAGAGCTATATTTGCACCATTATGGGCATTTGTTAATTCTCAACAAGGCCAATATGGCACTTTTACTTACCAACCCCCTATTTATAGTGACTCATCAGGTACCGCAACAGGTACATTGTTAGTTAATAATGTTTCGGGTTATGCGGCAGGATCAACTTCAATTGCATCTGACGGATTAACAGGAACATTAAAGGCAGGAGACTTTATTAAGTTCTCTGGTCATGATAAAGTTTATATGTTAACTGCAGATGGATCAACCACCTTAACTATCGAACCTCCTTTGGTTAGTGCCTTAGTCAATGATGAGACAGTTACTTATCAGGATGTTCCATTCACTATGGCATTTACTGCTGATAATCAGGTAATGAGTATGGGAACAGAACAATTTGTAGGATTTGCAATTAAATTAGTTGAGATCGTATAATGGATAGAGGATCAACTTCAGCATTCCAAACCGAGATTGTTAAAGAACAAAATTTACCCTTTCATTTGGTAGAGGTTTATTTCGATGATGAAACGGTATATCTTACAGACTCATATAAAGCAATAACCTATGGCGGAAACACTTATACCGGTGTAGGACACTTCTTAGGCTTCAGTGACATCGAGGAATCAACAGAAGTGATTGTCTCTAATGTTACATTGTCTTTATCCGGAATCGATCAAGTATGGATAAGTAATGCGCTTAATAAGGACTATATCGATCGTACAGTTAAGATCCGTTTAGCATTCCTAGATGTTAATCAAGACCTAGTCATTGACCCAGTTCTGATCTTCGAAGGCAGAATGAATCAACCTTCGATTGTAGAAGATCCTGATGGAGGTAAATCTACTGTTTCCGTTAGTGCTACAAACGCCTGGGTAGACTTTAGTCGTAAGACAGGAAGACATACAAACCACGAAGAGCAACAAATACATTTCTCAGGAGACAAAGGATTTGAATTTGCTTCTGAGATTGTTAAAGATATTGTTTGGGGGAAAGCAGATTGAATCCAGATAAAGAAATAGCTCTACACAAATATGTAGAGGAACAAATTGGTAAGCCTTTTGAGTTCGGTATTAATGATTGTCCGTTATTCGTAGCTGGTGCAATTGATACCATTAAAGGCACTTCGTTAAGAGAGAAATATACAGGACTTTGGAAGGATCAAAAGAGTGCTTGGAAATATGCTAGAAAGAATGGTGATATATCCGAACAGCTCAAAGAGATAGGATATAATCGAGTTGAGTTATCTCATATTCAAACCGGGGATATTATAGTTATGGAACAAAGACTTGCACATGAAAAGAAATGGCGTTCAGTTGCAGTATGTCTTGGTAAGAAAGTAGCTATTGTCCGTGATGACATCGGTGTAGAACTTATCGACATTTTTAAAGTCCCTAATATCACAGAGGTATTGAGATGGCAGTAGTTGGAGCAATTGTAGGTGCAGGTGCAGCAGCTTATGTTGGCTATACTGCAGTAGTAATCGTAGGCGCAGCAGTTGTCGGGGCTGTTCTCTTTGACTATGCTTCAGATATGTTTACTCCAGACATCCCCGATTTCGGAGGCGGTAGTGCAGCAGAGGGCATGTTGGTCAACAAAGCAGCTAATGACGCACCTATCCCTGTAGTTTATGGCCAACGTAAAGTAGGTGGTACTCGAGTATTTATTGAAGTTACGGGCAATGATAATGAATATCTTCATCTTGTATTGGCTTTAGCTGAGGGTGAGATCGACTCTGTTCAGAATGTTTATTTAAATGATATAAACATCACCGATGATAGATTTAATGCCACAGATGATGAAGACGATTCATCTGATGCTACAATTATTACCGATATTGAACAAAGTAAAACCGTAGTTACTTGGCAAGGTAATGTTGATCATATCCTATACATAGAACTAGATTGTGCTGTGTCAGGTGTTCATACTTATTCCGGCTCAGGTACATCAGGCACATTAGAAGGTGGATCGTCAGCACAAAGTATCGGATATAACGAATCCCCTTCAGGATATGAATCTGAGGGTTGGCATGGTGATTTGTCAGCAACGATTAATTTAACACCTTTTGATACCGGGGATCTTGATTCAGGTAAATTACATGATCTACAATTAAATGTTACTAATAAAAGAGGAGGCGGAGGCGTTTCTCTTTTACAACAACCTACTCCTGCTAATAATTATAAAGCAATAATTAAGCTTTGGGATCATTCAGGCGGTGAAGGTAATATTGCTTTCAACCTGGTTATGAGAGAAGGCACATCGCCTACTACAGTTATCGGTGGAAATCTTGCTCAGTCATTTAATCATACAGGTAGCGATACACAAGCTGCAGATGATGAATTAGTAGCTAATGTAACTAATTGGACAACCTCACATCAGCTTAAAGGTACTGCATATCTTTACGTCAAACTAAAATATGATCAAGATGCTTTTACTTCAGGTTTGCCAACTATTACTGCGGATATTAAAGGTGCAAAGGTTTATGACCCAAGAACTTCAACAACAGCATGGAGTGATAATCCTGCTTTGTGTATTCGTGATTATTTAACCAGTACTAGGTATGGTAGAGGAATCGATACATCTCTAATTGATGATACAACTTTTAATGTTGCAGCTAATTATTGTGATGAGACAGTTACAATTGGTGGAGCTACAGTCAAGAGATATACCTGTAATGGAGTTGTTGATACTTCAGCTGGTTCGATGGACATTTTAAAGAAGCTATTAACGTCGTGTAGAGGCTTTTTAATCTTTTCTGGAGGTAAATATAAGTTAGTAATAAACAAGGCTGAAACGGCTACATTTACATTCTCAGAGGATAATATTGTAGGCTCTTGGTCAATTAGTCTTGGCAATAAAAATAGTCAATACAACCGAATCCGTGCTAACTTCTTTAATCCTGATAGGAATTGGCAACCAGATCTAGCCATTGTAGATTCATCAGCATTAAGAACACAGGATAATGGCTTACTTTTAGAAAAGACTATCGACTTGCCTTTCACAAGTGATATTGATCGTGCTAAGATGATAACCACTATCAACCTTAATCAGTCAAGACAAGGCATTATCTGTGAATTCACTTCCACTATCGAAGGATTAAGATGTGAAGCAGGGGATGTAGTTTACATTAAACATGCTACACCTGGTTGGGATACATTAAATTCAAATTCAGGTAAACTGTTTAGAGTGATGAAAATCAGTTTACAAAGTAGCGATGAAGTGAGAATCACAGCAACAGAATACGATTTAACTGTGTTCGACTTTGGTACGATCGCAGTTAGTGATGCATCACCTAACACGAACTTACCGGATCCATTTACAGTTCAACCCCCTGGTGCAATCACAACAACTGAAAGCCTATATGATACTATCGGATCAGGCGGTGTTAAAGTTAGAATCGATATTGATTGGATTGCTCCTTCTGATATTTTTGTTAGTGAATATGAAGTTCAGTGGAAAGAAAATGGCTCAGGTATTTGGATCTATCTTACAACTACTAAAAATATGGTAGCTAGACTTGATGATGCTAACCCAGTTATTCACGACTTCAGAGTTAGAGCAATTAATTCTATGGGGTCACGATCAGTATGGTCATATCTAAACAATGTAACGGTTGCTGGATTAACGACACCTCCAGTAGATGTTGCTAATTTATCTTTCATAGCGCTTAATAATGCTGCTCATTTATCGTGGGATTTAGCTACTGACCTTGATGTTAGAGTAGGTGGTAAAGTACGCTTCAGACATTCAAATCTAACAACTGGTGCTACTTGGGAATCATCTACTGATATTGGTGCTGCTGTATCTGGTTTAAATACCAATGCTGTATTGCCGTTATTAACTGGCACATATCTAGCTAAGTTTATTGATTCAACTGGTAATGAATCGGTTAATACTTCATCATTTGTATCTACAACTATCCCGAACATTATAAATATGAACGCGGTAGCTACATCAACCCAAAACCCATCATTTACTGGTACTAAAACCAATATGGTGGCAGTTGATAATGTATTAAAGTTTGAAGCTGATACATTGCTTGATAGTGTTACTGAATTAATGGACGATTGGGAAATATTAGACGCTATCGGTGGTCTTGATTCTGCTGGTTCTTATGAGTTTGATACATATATTGACCTTGGTGCTGTATATACATCACGAGCAACAGCTTCTATTGCGTTCACAGCGTTTGTTATTGGCGACTTTATAGACGATAGAACAGCATTGATGGATACGTGGACAGACTTCGAAAACGCACCATCTGACGTAACACTTAATCTATATATTGCTACTACTAATGATGACCCATCTGGAACGCCAACGTGGAGCAGTTGGGCGAAGTTTACGGTTGCTGATTATAGTGCTAGAGCCTATAAATTTAAGGTTGAAGCATCATCTACAAATGCTGACCATCAGATTAATATAACTGAATTATCGGTTGCTGTTGATATGCCAGACACAGTACAAGGCGATAATGCTTTGACTACATTATCAACTGGTTTATTATCTGTAACTTACGCTAAACCGTTTAAAGCAATACCAGCACTTGGAGTTACCTTTACTGATTTAGATTCTAATGATAGTGTTGATATTTTAAGTGAAACAACAACTGGATTTGATGTTGGTGTTAAACACGGTTCAAATTATGAAGCACACAATTTCAACTATCTAGCAAGAGGGTATTAACTATGATACAATTTAATTTAAATTTAAACGGAGATAAATAATGGCAGAACATGATTATGTAATTGCTAATCAGAATGGTGCTAATACACGCTCTGACTTAAATAACGCACTAGCCGCAATTGTTAGCAATAACTCAAGCGCAACAGCACCAACTACAACCTACGCTTATATGTGGTGGGCAGATACAGCTAATGATATATTAAAACAAAGAAATAGTGCTGATTCAGCGTGGATTAGTATTCTAACTTTATCTACTGGTGCGCCATTAGCTGATTATGCTGATAACGCTTTAAGCGGTAACGCTATTGATGGTGGTACTATCAGTAACTTCACCTCAACAGGTATTGATGATAACGCTACGAGTACAGCTATTACTATTGATGCTAGTGAGAATGTAGGTGTTGGTATTACTAGTCCTACAGAGAAATTACATATTGTAGTACCTGGTAGTACAACTACCAACGTAACAGGTATTAAAATAACTAACGACCAGGACCTATCAGGTGAAAATGTAGGTATTAGTTTCGGCTCTACATCTTGGGGTGATGGTGCTACTATATATGCTAAGGACTTAGCGTCTGATGGTAAAGCTGATTTATGTTTCGGTGTTAGAATAAGTGGTGCGCCAACAGAGAAAGCACGGATAACAGCTAATGGACTAACATTCAACGGTGACACAGCAGCAGCTAATGCCTTAGATGACTATGAGGAGGGTACTTGGACTCCTGTTTATTCTGCTGGTGGATTTACCAATGCCACATATTCTGCCGTTCAATATGGTTCATATACTAAGGTTGGTAATAAGGTTCACGTACAAGGTAGGATTATCCTAACAGGACTTGGCTCTCTAACTGGCTCTGTGTCAATTACAGGGCTACCATTCACAGCCAACTCCACTAATTATGATGTACCAGCTTTTACTGTTGGTTATGCTCAAGCATTTACACTAACTGCTGGCTCAAACATTACTGGTTATGTCGGAACAAACACAACAATTATATACTTACACTTGTGGGATAGTACAGGAGGTACGACAGGTTTACAGGCATCAGAAATGACTGCAACCAGTGATATTATGTACTCAGCAGATTACACAGTTTAATTAACCTAAATGGATTTTAGGTCAGACATTTAACAACAAAGGAGAAGCAAATGGCTTTAGTAAAGAAAACGGTAGTAGATAAAGTAGAAGTAGTTGGTGAACACAAGATGGTACAGTGTCGT